TTCTACCGATGAAAGCATCGACAGCGCATACACGAAATCAGCCTCGCTCAGTACATCCGGCTTCCTTGAGCTATCTCGGCGCATAGCATCAATGTTGGTTGTTTCAATTCTTATTATTACGGCCGTATTGCAGTCCATCGTTCCCGCTCCGGTAAATTTAGCGCCCCTCATAGACGTGCATCAATTATACCTAATTGGTAGTAAATGGGTAACTAGATGTTACGGGTATTATTCCCTATATTCGACAGATCAAAACATGGACAATTGTGCTAGCTATCCAGCATCTTTTTCGTAAGTGCTTGAATTAGTGCGGCTTGCGCTTCGTTCGGACTTTGACGATATAGCTCGACGGCCGCTTTCACGAAGTCTGCTTCGTCGGGCGTGCGTGGCGCTCCGTTGTCGTGATCCTGATCCATCCACCCGGCCGGTAGCTTTAGCGCAGCTTCGATCTTACGGGCCATGCGCGTGCCGATAGGCTTGTACTGCGTGTTCAGGTGAGACATGTAGGCTTCGCTGATGTCCAGGCGAGTTCCGAACCGGCGCAACATTCCGTGTTCGGGCTCGCCAGGCCACTCTCGCCAAACGGATTCCTTGAACCTGTCAAATAGAAATTGATAGTTTTTGAAGCGGATATGGTAAACGTCCATGACGCTGCCTTCGTTGGTAGTTATTCGATAAATAGAACCATACCATAAAGATACGAATAAGCCACGCAACAAAGCGGCGCGTCCGTTCCGCGCTTGCTTTTGTCCGCGAAAGTAGACTACCATAATGGTGGTATTTCGTAACTAAACGAGGAGTTTATGGCTACCAAGCAAAAGAAAGCGATCAGCGCAATGGAGTTCTGGCACGCAGTCGGAACGGAAATTGTAACCAAGGTGTGCGAGAGGGCCGGAACGAAATTCTCCTACTTCGAGCACATCAAGCACGGCCGGAAGCGTCCTGGCTACGATCTGGCTAAGGAACTGTCGGCCGCAGCGCTCGAAATGACCGGGCACAACCTGGGCGTAACCGAGCTTATGGAGGCCAATGCGCCGAAGATAGCGGAGAAATCCGCATGATCGTTCGTTCAAAGCAAAAGTCACGTGGGTTCTACATGCTGGAAAACTCGCTCGCCAATGATCCGGGCATTTCATGGGCGGCGAAAGGAATGCTCGTGTTCCTGCTCGCCAAGCCCGACGAATGGCGCGTGTGCGTTGAGGCACTTGTAAATTTCACCCTCCCGGCCACGCCCAAGAACGTTGGCAAGGATGGCGTCTACTCAATCATCAAGGAACTGCTGAACGCGGGGTACATGACCAAGCACAAGCACCGCGACGGAACGCTTGACTACATGGTCTACGACGAGCGCCAAGAGGAAGAATCAGCAGAACGGGAAAATCCCGATTTGCTATCAGATCAGCAGAACGGGAATTTCCCAAACAGGGAAAACCCAGATCGGGAAATTCCGCCACTAGTTAATACTGACTTAGAAACTAAGACTGTAAAAGCTTTAAAGAAGACTAAGCGGGCCGCTCGGATGTCGGACGTGCAAGCGATTCTTCCTGAATGGCTCGCCGTTGAAGTTTGGGAGAAGTGGGTCCAGCACCGCAAGCAGATCGGAAAGACGATGACGGGTCTTTCTGTTGAACAATGCCTTACAAAGCTGGTTGCGTACCGCGAGGAAGGATACGAGCCGCTTGAAGTCATCGACCACTCGATAGCAGGAGGTTATCAAGGCTTGTATGCCCCCACTCGCTCGAAATCAAATACTACCAAAATGGTTGGACAGTCTAGAGCATATGATCTAAAATCGATGAACTACGGAAGCAATCAATCCGGCGACATTCCTTTTTAAGCACTGCGAAAAATGACCGACACCAAGATTCTTAACTGCCCGACGCATGGCGATTACGAGGCCAAGCCGATCATGTTTCGCGGCGCGGTTGTCGTGAAGGGCGAGCATTGCTTGCTGTGCGCTCGCGCTGAAGCCGATGCGCTGGCAGTGACGAACGCGGCTAAGGAAGCGGCAGAGCGGCAGGCGCGCATCGAGAAGCGGTTTGCGCAGTCGGGCATCCCGCGAGGATTTGCTAACCGGACGTTCGACAGCTACCGGGCCGATACGCCAGTGATGCAAACGGCGCTTGTGAAGGCTCAGCGGTTCGCAGACGGGTTCCGCTCGCACCTGAAGACTGGCGCGTCGCTTACTTTCATTGGAGGCATCGGGACAGGAAAAACGCATTTGGCAGTTGCCATTGCTCACCACGCAATGGCGTTCGGTCACTCTGTCATGTACGAGACCGCATACGACCTCGTTACCCGCATGCGAGACTGCATGCGCCGTGACGCGGAGACGAGCACCACGGCCATGATGGACGCATACGGCGCTATCGACCTCTTGGTGCTGGATGAAATCGGCATCCAGGGCGCTACCGATGACGTGCGCGGCCACCTGACAAACGTTATCGACCGGCGTTATCGCAATGCGCGACCGACGATCATTATTTCCAACCTCGATAAGGGGGCTCTCTCTGAATACCTTGGCGACCGTATAGCCGACCGTCTGCGCGAGCGCGCGTCAGTGGTCATCTTCGATTGGGAAAGTTACCGCGCCAATGCGCGCAGCATAGGGGAAGTGTAATGTTATCAACCAAAGCCGAGTCTTTGATAGAAACGCGCGCGAGTGGTTTGAAGCAGCGCCAGCAAATCGCAATACTCAACTTCCTGCGTGACATGCGGCAATCATCGTTCAGCCGTGCTCAGTTATCCCGCAATCTTGACCTGATGGTTGGCTCAGTCTGTGCGCGCATTGACGAGCTACTAGCCGAGGGCTTGGCGGTGCGTGGCGATCCGATCAAGGATTCCATCACCGGCCGCACGGTCCAGACAATCAAGGCTGCTCCCGATCTATTCCTCCAATGAAGATAATCCCGCTAACAAAAGGATATTTCGCCCTAGTCGATGACGCGGATTACGAATGGATAAATTCATTCGAATGGGCTGCTGATGACGGCTACGCCGTTCGAGAATATGTAGACCACGCGACGGGCGAGCGATCAACTATCCCAATGCATCGCGTCATCATGGGCCTTGAGCAGGGCGACCCTAGGCGAATCGATCACGTGGATATGATTCGCGGCAACAACCAGCGTTATAACCTTCGCATCGCGACTCACACACAAAATATGTGGAACAGACCCGCGCAGAAAAACAATACGTCAGGGTACAAGGGGGTTACGTGGCATAGGCAGGCACTCAGGTGGCAAGCCAGAATACGAGCCAACAAAAAAACCATAAGCCTAGGGTTGTTTGACACTCCCCGCGAGGCTCATGAGGCATACAAAACGGCCGCCGACAAGTACCACGGTGAGTTTGCCAACTATGGATGAACTTCGACGCAGCGACTATTGCCGCGATCCATTGGACATTTTGATTGAGCGCGAGGAGCGAACCTGCAAGGGTTGCGTGTGGTCATTAGGGGCAACACCGGTCTTTGACGGCGCTATCTGCGCAAAAAATAAAAGGATGATAAAGCGATGCAAAGAATATGTATCTTCGGCTCAGTACATAGCGGTCTGTCGTTCTCGTTCGAAAATCTCGCAGTAGCAGAGGGAATCAAGTGCCCGTCATACGACGAGCCCACGGCGAACGCTACCGAAAAGAAGGGGAAGCTTTCGCGTCTGGATCAGGTAGCGCAAGCGGTTTGGATAATGAAGGCCACGCAAGACGCATTGAGCGCCGCGCAAATGGCTTGGTGCACGGCGACTTATGACGGGGCAGGAGAAGCGAAGCGCGGGGCGCTGGACACACTTTGCGCAGCGTTCTCGCACCTTCACGCCAACGCGACATTGCTCGCCGCAGTCATCGACCGGGAATTCATGATCGGAGAAACGTATTGCCCAAGCTTTGGCGACATTGCGAAGGCGAACAACATTTCGAAGACTGTAACCGTCCGCTTGGGCGTCAAGGTTCAGAAAGCAGCGCTCGCCCTTGGGAAGTCCGCAACGGCCAAGCTCCACGCGACCTACAAGTCTCATGGATGGTTGCCGAGATAAAATACCTAAACGGTAGTAAATAGTTCTTGACGCAATTACTATCGTTTCGATATGATCTCATCACGTTATCGCAAACAGGCGGCAGAAATGCAAGACGACGACAGCGGGCAGCAACAGATCGAGAACGACGAACAGCGCGAACAATCCGAAACAGCTACCGAAAAGGCAAATCATGGCAACCGTAACTTTTATCCTTGGCGTGTCCGGGACAGGAAAGTCCACCGCTATGCGCAATCTTGCGCCAGCGGAGACCCTTTTGATACAGGCGCTTAGAAAGTCGCTCCCGTTCAAGGGCAAGCCGTTGGGTTGGGACTACCTGTCCAGCGAAAACCCGAAGGGCAATATGCTCGTGTCGGACAAGGCGGATTACATAATATCGGCTATGCAGCGCACGCGCCGGAAGATAATAGTTTTGGATGACTTCCAATACATCATGGGCAACGAGTTCATGCGCCGGAACGATGAAAAGGGCTACGACAAGTTCAACGACATCGGCCGCCACGCCTGGGACATTCTCAACGCCGCAACAGAGCTACCGCGTGACGTGCGCGTCTACATCATGTCGCACACGGAAGAAACGGACGCGGGCAAGTCCAAGATGAAAACGATTGGCAAGATGCTTGACGACAAGATTTGTCTCGAAGGCATGGTTTCCATCGTTTTGCAAACCGAAGTGATCGACCGCGAACACCTGTTCGTGACGCAGAACAACGGACGCACCACAGTAAAGAGCCCTATGGGCTTGTTCGATGCCGACATGATCCCCAACGATCTGGCCGCCGTCGATGCAGCAATCGCGGATTACTACAGCCTCACCACCCCGGCCTAAAGCGCCTAAACCGTTCCAAAGGATAGCAAATGTACGCACTGACCAAAGATGCAGTTGACGCAGCACGCAAGGCAGAGAACCGCACTCACTTTATCGACGTGAAGGGCGCTTTCACTGGCGTTTTCACCAAGGCCGAAAAGATACTAGCCACGACCGGCACGCATGGCGTCTCGTTCTCGTTCAAGGGGAACGATGGGGATATGGCGAACTTCACCGTGTACACCGTCAAGGAAGACGGGACCAAGCTTGGCGATTACGGCTTGCTCATTGCAATCATGGCCTGCATGAGCGTGAAGGAATTGACCGAAGCCAAGGTCAAGTCGCAGGTCTGGAACGCAGACACAAAGCAGAACGAAGAAAAGGTTCTGTTGCAGTTTCCCGAACTGCTGAACAAACAAATCGGCCTCATGTTCATCATGGAGGAATATGAGAAAAAGCAGGATGGCAAGCCGACCGGCGAATTTGGTTGGTCAACGCGACTCAATGCGGTGTTCCGCGAAGCCGACAACCTGTTCGCGTCCGAAATCATGGATCGCAAGACCCAGGCGCTGAAATATCCGCTGATCCTTGAATTGCTTCGTGATCGCCCGGTTAAGAATAAGGGCAACGCGTCATCATCCTTGGGCTCGCGGCGCACTACCAGCAGCGGGCATCCGAACGCGCCGGATGGATTCGATGACGAAATTCCATTCTGATCAACCAAAAAGGTAGTAAATAAGTCTTGACTCAAATGCTACCGCAACGATAGTATTCACTTGCGGTAGCGAAACAGGGGGCGAAGTGGCAAGAACGCACGTCAGATGCCGGAAATGTGAGACGCGCAGCGTGTTGCGACTTCTTCCCGAGCAGTACGAAATAATACCGAAGTGCCGAACGTGCGGCGAACGAAGTTACCGGGTTGATGCCTGGATGAACAACCGGGATAACTCGAAGCTGTCATGTGTTTGCGGGGCGTACTGGTTTAAACATCGACGGGGCAGTTTGTATTGCCACTACCGAGCAGATGGCGCACTACGAAACTACGGCGACAAAGACTTTGCGGACAGAAACCTACCAACCGAGACGGAACACACAAATGACCACAACAGAGAATACGAGCGTGTCGCAGAACCTTGCCCCTTTTAGCGAAATCAACGCCGCGCTCGAAGCGCTTAAATCGCGTCACACTGGCGTTGTGCATGACGTAAAGACGACTGTCGGCATGAAGGCGGCCCGCGCCGACCGCGCCGAAGTGAAGGAATACCGCGTTAGCGTGGAAAAGAAGCGGGTCGAATTGAAAGCTCCGCATCTGGAAGCTGGCCGCGAGATTGACGCCGAGGCCGCGCGCATCACGAAGGAACTCACGAAGCTTGAGCTTGATTACGACAAGCAGATTCGCGCAGAGGATTTGCGCAAGGAACGTGAAGCGAAGGAAGAGGCCGACCGTAAGGCGGCAGAGGCCCAAGCAATCCGCGACGCTGAGTTGGCCGAGGAACGCCGTCTTGCCGCCGAACGCGAGGCCGCATTGCAGGCAGAGCGCGATGCTACCGAGAAAGCCAATCGGGAATTGCGCGAACAGCTTGCCGTAGCACAAGCAGCGATTGAAGCCGCAAAGCCGGTCCAGGCTGAAATCATGGAGCCGATCAAGGGCTTTGATCCAGTGCCGATAATCGATGTCCCGGCAGGTTGGGAGCGCGTCGAAGCTGGCTTTGAAGTCGAGAGCGTGCCTACCGTTTTGGCAAAGCCGAAAAGCGACCCGTGGGACAACCGCTCCGTTGGAACTGGCTATCAGCCTTTGACCGCATCCGTAGCGCGGGTGAGCCCGGTTCGCGCATCGTTCGATTCAACCTTGCTTGACCTTCTGGACGGCGAGACGGCGCAAGTCATCGCCAAGGCATCAAATCACGCGGCTACGGCGTTCGTGCTACCTGACGATGGATTGGTGTTCGCGAACCTTTCCGACGCAGCCAAGCGCCGCACGTCACCCCGCAACGTGGCCGATGTGCTCGAAGCGATCCGATTCATTCGCGACGGACGGTAATTCAACCATGCACCACAACCGGATAATATGAAATGAACCAAGTTGCTGAACTGGTAGCAGGAAACCGCGAGCAGTTACGCGAGGCAGCAAACGGCCAAGGGCGCGTTGACGGGTACATGATGCCCATCGGAAAAATTCGTGTACGCGAAGGATTCAACGCGCACCGCGAGGCGGACCCGGACTACCCGGCACACTTGCGCTCTATTGCCGACAAGATCAAGGCTAACGGGTTCCGGCGAGACAAGACGTTGCTTGGAACCATTTCCGATGATGGTTATTTCTACCTATCCGGCGGTCATACTCGATACAACGCTGCGCTTATCTGTATCAGTGAGGGCATGCCGATTGAAAACCTTCCGGTTATCAATGAGGAAAAGGGAACCACGGACGTTGATCGATATTTCGAGCATATCCTGGGAAATTCCAGCAAGCAGCCAAACCCGCTCGGAGAGGCAATCATCATCAGGCAGATTATGGGGCTTGGCGTCAGCGAGCAAGAAATTCAGCGGCGTCTCGGCATGGCCACGGAAACGTTCAATAACCGGCTCATGCTGCACGCTGCGCCAACGTCAATTAAGGACATGGTGAAGGCGGGGGAGGTATCGGCAACTACCGCTATCAAAGCCATCAAGCAGAAGGGAGCGGGCGCGGTAGAGCATCTTCAGGAAGGCGTAAAGGTGGCGAAGGCAGCAGGCAAGACCAAGGCCAGCGCAAAGCACCTGAAGCCATTCAGCGAGCCGGTAATCACCGACACGCAGCGCCTCGACTGGCTTATCGACTCCGGTCACACAATCGAAGGCTGCGAGAGCAATGGCCTGTTCTCAGTCGTCACCTATGACGGCAGCACGGTTGCAACGGGCAGCACAGCACGCGGAGCAATCGACGCTGCAATGGCAGCATGAAGCCCGTCCGCACGACGCTGGCGCACCCGACTGGGTACGTGTGCGCTACGTGCGGAGCCGAGCATGAATTCCCGATGTACGTTTTGTCGAACTGGTTCATGACCATCACGCACCATTGCAATCACTGCTACGCCGTGCACTATCTATGGCGCGGAGTGGCGAAACTCAAAATTAAAGGGAAGTTACCGCAATGAATTCAGCAGAAAAGTATATGCAAGCGACAACGAAGCTCCACGCCCTGGGCAACACCATGTTGAACGGCTGCACGCCTGCAACGCTTGAATACGCCCTGCAAATGGTCGGGATCAGCAAGGAACTGTACGATGTGATCGATGCCGAGAACCGGGAAACGCTCGCTAGCGAGGCTTTCCGGCGCGCACAATCGGAAGTGCGCGAGGCACAGAAACACGTGGGCGCATTCGATCCACTTTTTTAAAACTAAATACTACCAAAACGGTGAGATTGGTTGTATAGTTAGCTCACTGACTTGCCAACCCGACATTAGGAAAATCATGCGTATCGAAATCAAAAATCGCTGGTCGCTTGCTGTTCTTTTCGCTCACGACGCCGAAGAGAACTCGATGGCTCTAACATTGACTTTTGCCGTCAAGGCAAAAGTTGACCTGAGTGGCGCGGACCTGAGTGGCGCGGACCTGCGTAGCGCGGACCTGAGTAGCGCGCACCTGAGTGGCGCGGACCTGCGTAGCGCGGACCTGAGTAGCGCGCACCTGAGTGGCGCGGACCTGCGTAGCGCGGAC